ATAGAAAAGATAGATGATATAAATAAACTCGAATTACAGAGGGGTTCATTTATATCAGAGACGAATTTAATGGGTGATGACATACATATAACGTGTAGAACAATAACACGAAAATACATTAAGATAATGGGCAGTCAAAATTTAATATTTCAAAAATTGTCAGATCAGGAAAGAATATTATTGTCGGTATTAGATTATATAGAGAAATGATAATATTTATATTATTTATATGAAGAGAATAAATAATATAATAGTTTGGGACGTAGATGAGACTTTAGGTTCTTTTGCAACGTTAGATGAAATAAATATTATGATGGAAAGATATTTAGATAGGGAATTGACACAGAAAGAATTATTTATATTGTTGGATATATTTCCGGAAATATTACGACCAAACATATTAAAAATATTAACGGGATTAAAAAAGCAGAAAAGTAAAAAAGGAACAAAAATTATAATTTATACAAATAACAATGGACCGAATAAATGGATGGATTGTATAAAAACATATATAGAAAATAAAGTAGGAAAAGGATTATTCGACAGAGTAATAAGAGCATATAAGATAGGAGATAAAGTGGTAGAGCCGAATAGAACAAGTCATTCAAAAACTTATGAAGATTTAAAAAGATGCATGGAAGTGGATGATATAAAGAACGTGTGTTTTATAGATGACCAACAACATGATTTATTTTCCGATGACCACGTTTACGGATTACATATACCACCGTATTTCAAAACGTTTACAAAAGAAGATGTAACGGATAGAATATTAACAAGTCAATTTATAAAGCCAACAACAGATAAAAACTATTTTGTTTGGTTTGTTAAGAATAATTATAAGCCAGAAAAGTATTTTAGAAATCCTAACGAAATATTATACAGTAAAATAGATGATGCGATATTGGATAACCATATCAAATCATTCTTTAAGAAAGTTCGAACTACACAAACTAGAAAAAGAACAAAAAATCATAATAAAACAAGAAAAGCTTAATCACTGTAGTGATTGTTGCGGCCACGACCACGCTTGTTGGTAGTTTGCCAGCTAGACTGTGATTCGCGATTAGCATTGCGAGTCTCACACATTAGCTTACCTCCCATAACTCCAGTGACATCGGATGCCTGATGTTTATGCTCTCCTTCACTGGTTTCCGTAAGAGTGAATGAAACATATTCACCTTCTACCAAATACTTATATTGCTCTTCTCCAACCTGAATATTCGAATGATGAACGAATACATCAGTAGGTGAATCCGTTCCTACAGTTGTAAGAAAACCGAATCCCTTGCGACCATTAAACCACTTGCATCGGCCAAGTGCATCACCAACTACTCCACTCCCAGACATTATACTATATGATGTGTATATTCTTTAAGTAGCTTTATTAATTGTTTTTCTTTAAAATGCTTTTCACCCTCTCATAATCCGGCTCATCTATATATGAAAGCGCGCGAACATATTTTAATATTTCAAGTAAATTCTTTATATATTGATTCTCTCCCGAATAACTTAATTGCATCTTAAATGTTTTTAAATAATCATTTTTTTCTACATTTGTATATCCTGCAAAAGTCTTTCGTGCCGGTATTATATTACTAGACAAATTCAATAATACATATAAAATACTTTCAATATCATCACGTCTGGAAGGTCGTATTCCCATATTCATATTACGACTACAATAATTATAACTTCCGATAACTTCCATATTTCTTGTTATATCCACATGCTGGTTCGCAATTTTATAATATTTTGCAAGACCAAAATCAATAAAGCAAACATCCTGTTTATTTGTTTTAAACATTATGTTTTCCGGTTTTATATCTCTATGTATGATATTCTTTGAATGCATATATTCAATACCACACAATAATTGATTACCAATGTTTTGTAAAAGTTTATTATTTGAAATGATAGAATTCTCTCTTACATCTTTGAGAGAAATGTTAAGTAATTCCATTATCAATGTTGGTTTATTATTTAAACTACCATACCATATAATTTTTGGTATATTCTTATGTGTTTGTAAATTTCGCATTATTTTACTTTCATGTAATAAAAACTGAGGAACATCAGTATTCTGTTTTATAGCAACTTGTTTTTTTGTAATACGATGTTCTCCTATATATACTTTTCCAAAAGAACCCTCTCCGATTATTTTTGAATAATCATAAAAATTCGCTAACATATTTAAATAAAATAACTTTATAATAATAATGAGTAATCTTTTAAATTTTAATAGTCATTCATTATTTAAAAAACCATTAAGTAGACCAATATTTTATTATGATGATGCTCGTAATATCAAAAAATATTATCAAGAATTTGAAAACGACTACATATATAATTTCCAATATGAATCAATGGCTAATCAAGATATTACCATTGATTTATTACATGCAGGCATATTAATTGATAGGGAAATTCACGCAAATAATTATAAAAAAGCAGCAAGAAATTCACCAATTATTAACGAAAGTTTATACACAGAAAGTGAAAAAAATACCCTACGCAATTATGGAATATATTTAGATGTATCTAATAATATTGAAAAAGACACATTCTTTTTAATACAAAATCATAACGTAGGAGAAAGCACTTACACCGATACAAGTTATCCACCCACAAAAAATATATTAGAGAAGATAGAAGATAATAAATTATTCTTTAAAAACAATAGATTACCATCAGGATTGCCACAACATAGAAATACTCACACAGAACCATATAGAGGTTTTGACATTTCAAACACAATTTATCAATCCATTTTTACAGTTGGTGATAAAATAGAAATGTTTCATGACACCGAAAATTATAAGCAAACCACTGGCTTTGGAAGAAAAAAAATAAAAATTAATAATGGTTCCGATGAATATAAAATAGAATTCATTGCAGGTATGCAGGGCACAACTAATATGACTATAGACCAGTATAATGATAATGGTAAACTTTTTAGTTATCTTACACAAGTTGATTCACAGGGAAATAATTACACTGGATGGGAATTTTTTACAAATCGAGAAGAAGCACATGAGCATTATAGCTCAATTATTCCGTTCAATACAAAAATTACAGTAGAAGAAAAAGAAATAATCACTTTTACTTCTGACCTAACTACTGTTTATGCAAATTCTAATATAGATATTAGAGGAAATACAGATTATGCAAGAGGACAACATATTGTAGCAGGAAAACATCACGGAGAACAACTTGTAAAAGACAATCTAGAACTTTATGCTATTGACCCTCATAGAAACTTAATATTAAATGGTAATAACTTTTTTCGAAATAATAATTACTTAGACGAAAGTCATGGAATATGGGACAATACAATAACACAGAATGCAAATATAGATTTACAAGAGTATATGTTTTACTTTAAACATAATTCAACATCACAGGCTCAGTATATATGGGACACGTCAGAAACTACACCTACTACAAATATTCCAACAAATACAAGTCGTTTTAAATGGCTTTCAAATGATTCTTATGGAGCATCTACAAAAACATATATTGAGTCTCCAAATCTCACAGATAATAACGGAAATATTTTCCAAATTCCAAATTATCAATCCAGTCAATCAAGATTTAATCAATTGAGTGCAAATATTTATAATCCAGATAATCCAAGAAGCAGACATTTAGTGCAGAGAGAATATACGGCGGCCGATGTTTCTAACAATAATTTTGTATATAATACTTTTAATAAATTTTATCCAAGAGCAGAAAGTCTATGTGAAGTTTTTATTAAAGATGTTAATAAAAGCGATTCTAATTTTACAGAAGGTAAACAGGAAAACATGGACGATATTTACTTGCCAAAAATATTTTTAGATTACGAAGAGCCAATTAATTTTAATAATGAGCACGAATCATTGGAAGGTAATGATAGATTTGTATTTAATTTAAATTTAACAGATAATAAATATAACAGATTATACAGAAACAGTTATTTAAATCATGTAAAATTATGTGATATTTCATATTCAATAAATACTGTATCAAATTGGACAGGAAATGCTGATAGAACGGATGTAAACTTGAATGATGTATGGGTAAACGAGCATAATAGTCAAACTAATTTACCAAATAAAAATTCAACAAGCAATCACTCCGGAAATTTGACAATTTCAAGTTTTATTCCACAAACAAATACAACAAATACAAATGGTTTCGATACAACACATCAAGACTGGGAAACAAAAGGGAGAGAAGTTGCAAGATATACATTTTTATATACAAATGATAGTAGTGTAGAAAAACCAAAGTTAAAGAATAGTCATCATGGCTCATATTGGAAGATGACAAATTATCAAGGTTGGACAAATGAAACAGATATTAGCAATTCAACAGAGTTATCTTCAATGATATTTCATTATGAAAGAGATAACGTTGGTCTATACCGACAGAAACTATATTACTACGATACAACTGATAGTAATAATGCAACAAATTGGACAAAATGGCAAATTAATGATACTCCGACCTTTAATAATTACGATGAATGGATTTATAATCAAAAGCAAGATGTCATTCATTCGTCTATGGTAATTTGTAATTATGATGAAGATATATTTTATGATGGAATTCTTCAGTTAAAAGTAATTGATAACTTATTGTTAATATTGTCGAAATCTTTCAATAGGAAAATAATTTCGATATGGGACATTGAAACGCACGAACTAAAGTTTATACAAAACGTGAATAATTTAACATTAACATTTAGTGCAAAAAAATTAAGCAATGACCAAATAACATTTATTGTGCCATACGGAATGCGTATATTCATATTAAAATATTCAATAAGTGCAAATGCACTTTTAACTAATGGAGGTTTCGTATTTCGTCAAGTATCATCAAATACAAATGATATTGAGATTTTCGATACTGTTTTTACTAATGACTATTATGTATTGTTATATGAAAATAATACGAATAAAAACAATGCGATTGGCATGCAATCTTCAACATTTAGTACAGGGTCAATTGTATACGGAGTATGTAATAATAGTAGTCGTATAAAAAGTAATTTTATAGGAACAATATATGGTTCAGAATGTGGTGTCTTTTTAAATGACACAGATATTACTCTATGGAAATGGGACGGAACAAAATTAGTAAATAAATTAGTTTTCATACAAACAACTTATCCATATACATATACTAAAAATATTGGAAATATTTTGAGTAATATAACGTTTCAAGATATGCATATTGAAAATTTGTCAGAGATTTTCACATTATTTCAAATAAACAATACAAATGATTATAAATTTATTAAATGGAAATTATTAAATGATTCAAATAATAATTTATATGTTGATATTTCAGATTCAACATCGTCAGTAAATAATTCATTATATAGTTTCACTAGTGATATTTCAGGAATTAAAATAAATAAAAATAAATATTATAATACTTCGACAAATGAATATCTATTTTTTAACGTGGTTGAAAATAATAGTAATAATTTGATTGGAATAAAAGAAAATTCTTCATCGTGGGATGAAATGGAAAGAATTGATTTAACAAACAAGTATGATTTTTCAATAAATTTTATAGAGTCAGGAACAAATATAACTGTGCCATTGTATCAAAGAACAACAACAAAAAAAAACAATTATAGTATGATTTATGCTACAAGTAATACAACAGATAGAATAAGAAGGGTTGTGTATAAAATAGAATTATCAGACCATTATTCAATAATAGACCCAAGCACACTTGAACCTGTTGATAAAATTTTCGAAGATACTAGAATAAATTCAACAGTAAAAGTAAGACCACAAAAGAAAGGTTTCACAAAAAACAAATATGATTTAAGTGGTCTGTTTATATCATTTTCAACTGGTGCAGAAATGCCTTCACCTTCGTGGATTTATAATAATCTTGGATTAGATTGGAAAAATAGTGATGACTGGGATGACCTACTTGAGTTTTATCATGCATTTGAAGAGCCAGTAATATACGTAGATAATTCACCAGGAAGTGAATATTATAACAATAATGTATTAGATGAATCATTTTATTCTAATAAAACTTATACTGGAATTGATAGTGTCTTTAATTTAAAAACTGGTGAGATTAATAACGATATAAGTTTTGGTAATATTGGTCATCCGAAAATACATTGGTCTGGCGATAAGGGTGAAGATGGTATGGGTGTTTTTCCGGTATTTGAATATAATGGTCGTGCACCAGAAACAGTATATGAATTAGGACACTTAGATAAAATAGTTAATAAAATAAATGGTGTAAATGGAGTTAATCAGGTATGGAATGATACCATGATAGTTATTAATCCACTTGGGTGGAGAGAAAATAAATATAATGAACGAGGGCGTTCTCAATATATAAGAACAATTAATTCAGAACCATGGAAATATGAAAAGACAATGTGGTGGGAAGTTCAAGTTCCTGAAAATATAGAAGAATTAACAGGAATCACATATGCAAATGCATTACAAGATAAAAAATATTATATACAATTTGCAAAAGATTATCCTGAGTATGGTTTTACCAAGGGGGAGTTTATCTATTGGAGTAATGAATCTTCAAATTATAAGTATTTCAATAAATATGCATTCAGTAATAGATTTTATTTGCCTCTGAAACCAGATAAGTTTGGTGGATACCCCATAAATCGAAAGATTGTTGGAGATGACTTTTTAAGTTTAACCAGAGATAGAAATGTTACAAGTAGAAAGTATGATGCATACCCAAACAGCACGTATTCAACAGAAAAAACACAAGACAAAAATGGTTCAGAAATAGATAAAGTATTTTTAGTAACACAATATATCACAGCGTTTGCTTATCCAAAGAATGACATATCAAATACGGAATTAACAACAGAAAACATAGCGAATTACATGGATGTGTATTATTTTGGAGAGATTACAATTCCGGCAGGCACCATAAAAGATTGCTTATTCTATCCAGGTTCATTTGATTATATCCCATCATTAAAATTAGATAAATCTTTGAATCAAGTATACATAAATGAAACCATAAAAATATCTGGTTGGAAAAGATATAATCATGCGACAGATAATTTCTTAAAATTTGAAGTAAAACAATACAATCCTACTCCAACAGGATTAGCATTTAATATGGAATTAAAACACATTTTTAACTCTGGCTTATCGAATGAAACGCTTACAGAATTTTTGCATGAAGGATTACGAACAGACAAAGTTGTTTATAAGCAAATAACAAATCTCGAATTATCATCTTCAGGCATACCTGAAGTAAATGGAACTTATAGATATAAAGAAGCCGATTCAACTTATAATGAAAACCGAATTTTTTATAATACATTGGGTAGTCAATGGAATTCAAATGGAAATAGTGCTTATAATTATACAATAAAATATGATGTTTCGAATGGATGGTCAGTATTTGATACAAACGATATTAATATTTACAGTGATGCAAGTTATATAAATGCATCACATGTTGTAAATTTACAGCCAAATTATGATATTAATTTTCAATATGGTTCAAAAATAGTAGGAAATCCAGTTTATACGGAAGTAAATAATCAATCGCCACCTAATTTTGAAAAAAAATTAGATTTTGAGAGAGTTGTTTATTCTAACCCGAAAGATACAAAAACAGGATGGAATTACTTAAATAGTTTTACAGATTTATCATATTCAAATAAAAATTGGGTAGTTGAAAAGTTAGATAAAGGAATGGTGTTTTTAAGTTATGTAGACCCAAATAATATCGACTCATTTATACCAAAATATGTATCGGTAATAAGTAATATTTATGATAAAGTAAATACAATTCCAGACAGCACTGTTATAGATATATGTTCTGTATATTGGATAGACGAAAATACATCTTTTAATGATGGATATGGACACAATTCCAATTTTAATAATGAAAAAAATGCACAGATGTGTTTAGTAGATTTAAGTGTAAATAATAGTATTTATACAATTGAAAATAAATTATTAGGGAAAGGTGGGTTTGGTGAGATGATAAACATGAAAAATTCACTTTTATTTACATCAGAATATAAGAATTATAGTAATGACATAGATGGGACAAACAGTTCATTACCGTATTTTAATAATGAAACAAGTAATTCATATGATTATTATAAACTGGCAAATCGTTATGATATTCGTTCAGTTAACAATACAAGTGAAATAAAGTCAGTTGGATATTTAAATTCTATACATGACAAATTGTTTTATGACCATGACTGGACTAGAATACAAAGTGAGACAAAATGGAATGCTCAAGCTATAAATTACCACGAAACCAATCCAACATATAGTGAAACAGACTTAAGTTTTGAAACAGTATTCAGCCGGTTGGAGTATCAACCGAATTCTAGAAATATATTATTTACAGATTTATCTGATATAACATTTGAGGATTTAAATTATCCATTCAAGAAAGAACAGTTTTCTTTTGAAATTCCATATTTATTTTATGAGTATAGTAGTTCTCAGGAACAAATAATTTTAGATTTAACTCAATATTATAATGAAGCGTGGACCAATTTTAATTTTAGAGATGAAAATAATCGAGAAGGTATAGAAATATCACAGCAATTAAAAGACGAAAAGACATCAGGAGTTTTCACTGATGCAAGTGCGAATATATATGGTAGAAATTATTTTGACATAGATTTATTACTTTGTCAAGTTAGAGTAGGTGAAACAACATATGGTGATATATCAAGTAATCGGGGAAAATATAGAAATATAAAAGAGTTAGGTCAGTATATTTCAGAAAACACCTATATGATAAAAGCATATTTATATGGTAAACATCAGGAAACAGATAATAATGGTAATATTAGACGGTTTTTAGTTTTTAAATATAAAGAACCATCAGATTATGCTGAAAATAGTAATGAAGATAAAAATAATTATAAACAATATCAATCTGGAACAACAAATCAAATAGAACATTTTCCAAGTGGAAATGATAAACATCGTAATTTGTTAGGATTGCTAGGTAATTATAATGAAACAGGATATATTACATTAAATAGTGATATTGCAAAAATATTATATATACCAATAAGGATAAATTTCAACTACAAATATGATACAATAGATTCTTGGGACGGAACAGGCACACCAACATCAAGAAAGAAAATTGTGAATACATTTTCGAATGGCACGAATATTTGTATTTTAAAATTAAATACACTTGAAAATGAGAGATTGATATCTTCGTCAAGTGTAAATAATGATTTTAAAATTACTGAAAAAGTAATTGAAGAAATCGAAACGGTTATAGATATACCAAGAACAATTAATTTAGATTCACGTTCTTATTACACTTATGATTTGGGTTCAAAGGTAAAACCAGTAAAATATTTAGTAGATTATAAAACAGATGGATTGGCAGGAACAATACCAGTAAATAGTTCTGGAAATATGGAGCAGTCAGACATTACCAATTTTGTTAATCAATATCGAAACAAAAATATTATAACATATAATCCGCTTAGTGGTTCAATACAGGGTTCATGGTTAAATGCACAATATACGGATGTAGGTGTGTTAATCGATGAGAATAATTTTATAAATTACGTTAAATCAGAGAATATTCATGACAATACAAAATTGAAATATTATCTTCATCTAATAAAAGCAAAACCTATCGCGGCACAATATGGTTCTAAGGTTCATAATAATTTTTATGAGCCAATAACAACAACAGAAGGTTCAGAAGCAAATTCTATAGCACCAGCAAGAAGCGTAATAAAAATTATATCTCCATTAGATTCAAGTGATGGTAGTTCAAATATTGCACCAAACGTGTTTGCAATAGATAGGTACGGTTTATTTAGAATAAAATATGAGCCACAATCATTAGGTGTAAGTAGTTTTTATAGTATACCTTATACATTAACACATAGAAGTAATGGTGTAGAGCAGGAAGCAAATATTATTATAAATTTAGTTGCGAAATATTTAATAGAGCTTGGAAATACAACAGTAAACACAACAGATGCAACCGGAAACGTATATGAATTTAATTTACCATATAAAATCAATGACTCTTCTGTTGATTTTGGAACAAATACAATTAATAATATATATACAAATTCAAGATTTGAAATATTTGCTGAAAATGGATTAGATTTAAACTCAATAGGAACTTTCAATATAGATTCAAATAATGATAAATCAGAGAATGTAAAGTTTACTCCAAATGCGAATTTCATACCTAGAGGACAACCAGATAATGTTGATTGGATAAATAATGCTTATGATTTAAACTATACAAATGGTGAAATAAAATATAAAATTGTTTATGATGGCGTTGAATATACAGAACGATTAAATAATATTTCACTTAATGTAATTAACACTTATCATCGTCCTGTCGTTGATAGTTCTCAAATAACTTTAGATTTAAGTTTTGATGAATATATTGATGTAAGATATTCTGATATTTTGAATCGAGATGAAACGATAAATAATATAGAGTTTTTTGATTTTGACGGTCCATATTATGGGACATATGAAGAAATTAAAAGTGGAGATATAAGCTATAATGGATACAGAACAATACGATACACACCAAATGAAGGATATTTAGGAGCAGATTACTTGTTTTTTTCAATAAGGTCATTAAATTTAAGGGACCCTAATAATGAAAATGTATTACTGAATCAAGCAGAAACAGTAACAGACCCTTTAAGAGCAGGAAGTAGAGGTTATATAAAAATACGTGTAGTAAATTCAGGAGATGGTATAATAACAGAAGAGGAAGAAGAAGAAGAAGAGGAAGAAGTAGTAGAAGAGGATGATGAAGAAGAAGAGGAAGACATATGTCCATGTCCAGTAATATTATATAAACCCATGGTAACTGCAACTGTTGACCCTAGAACTACTTTAGCAGATTGGGTATCTGTAAGGGCAAGGAATTTATATGCATATCCAAAAAAACATACAGTTTTAACACATACGGATGAAGATAGAAAAGCTCAAATAGCCAGAAAAATATTGAAAATAAGAAATTTTTAATTTAGTAATAATAATTTTAATAATAAAATATTTTAGTATAATATAAAATGGGAAAAGGACAAATTCGTCGTAGTAGCAAGACAGGCAAATATCATCCAAAGGGTCATTCTGGTTCTGGATTTGAATTTTTAGTAGGTTCAAGACGCCAGGTTCATAACGGTAGTGCGTTTAAGACTTCTGGTGGTTTGAAAAAGAAAGACTTGATGTTAAATAAACATGGTCGTATTGTCTCTGTAAAGAAACATCAAACAGCAAAGAAGGAGAAACGATTAGTTAAGGCAGGTTATCTTACTAAGAAGGGAAAGTTTGGTTTTATCCGCAAGACTTCTTCTAAACGTTCTAAGTCTCCAAAGAAGGGAAAGGGCAAGGGAAAGACTTCCAAGAAATAAATAGAATGAAACTATAATTAAATATAATTAAAGGAACAAATTATATTTAAAGTAGAAAGATTATGCGTATCATAATACAAAAGAATTATGATGAAATGAGTAATTGGGTTTCAATGTATATAAAGGAAAAAATAAAGATGAAACAAGACGAGAATAGTAATTATGTGTTAGGATTACCAACTGGGAGCACACCTTTAGGTGTTTATAGAAATTTTGTTAATTATTATGAAGCCGGAGAATTATCATTTGAGAATGTAACTACATTTAACATGGATGAATATGTAAATTTACCAAGAACCCATAATCAAAGCTATGATTATTTTATGCATGAAAATTTATTTAACCATGTTGACATTTCTAAATCAAGAATTAATTTATTGAATGGAATGGCAGAAGATTTAACGGAAGAGTGTAAAAGTTATGAAGAGAGAATCAAAGATTCAGGTGGTATAGATTTGTTTTTAGGGGGAATTGGAGCAGATGGACACATCGCTTTTAACGAACCAGGCTCCTCTTTAACATCAAGAACAAGAATAAAAACTTTGTGTAGTGAAACAATAAGTGATAATTCACGATTTTTCGATAACATAAATGAAGTTCCAACAACAGCTTTAACTGTTGGTGTAGGAACAGTTATGGATGCAAGAGAGATAGTAATAATGATAAGTGGAGGAAAAAAAGCATTGGCACTTTATAAATGCATAGAAGAGGGTGTGAATCACATGTGGACAGTTTCAGCTTTGCAAACACATCCGAAAGTAACGATTGTTTGTGATGAAGCGGCTACGGCAGAATTGAAGGTAAAAACAGTAAAGTATTTTAAAGATTTACAACATACAACAGATATGATGGGAAATCCAATATATAATTGTTTAGATAAAGAGATAAAGTTCAACGATAAGGTAATGATATTTAGTCCTCATCCGGATGATGATGTAATAGGTATAGGAGGAATAATGCAAATGTTGCCAAACAAGAACAATGTAAAAATAGTTTATATGACAAGTGGATTAGGAGGTTTGCCAGAAGGAAGTGATAAAAATATTCGTGCATTAGAAGCAGAATTAGCAGTAAAAGTGTTGGGATATAAAAGAGAGAATATAATTTTTGAAAACTTACCATTTTACAGAGATAAAGTTGAAGTATCTAAATTAGATGAGAAAGTAATTAATATGATTGTTGAAAACTTCAAGCCAGAACATGTTTTTGTCTGTGGAGATAATGACCCAAATGGAACACACAAAAAATGTTTTGACATATTGCAACAATCATTAAAAACAATTGAAAACTATTGGATATATAAAGGAGCATGGGGTGTTTGGAATAATGAAAATAAGAACTCTTTGCGAAGAATACATTTAACAGAGCACATATTTAATTTAAAAAAGATGTCAATACAGGCACATCAATCACAGGACCCACCAGTAGTTACAAGTAATGATACGAGAAGTTTTTTACAACGTGTTATTGATAACAACAAATCACTTTTAATACCAGGTAAATATGAAGAATGTGTATTGCAATTACAACAAGGAGAATTTGAAAATTATAAGTTTTAAAGTTGCAAGAAAATTATTTTAGTAAAATATTTTTAAATATATATGAATAAAAAATATGTTCCAAAGGGATTAAGTAGAAAAGATAGGAAAAAACAAGTATCAATGTTGAAAAAGTCAATGAGAGATTATAAGAAGGGAAAGTATTACACTAGAAAGAAAGTATCTTCTTTTAAGAGTAAGCCTTCAGGTCATGTTGCAAATGCAATGAAAATTTATAAAGTAGATAAGATAACAGCAAATAAAATCTTGGCAAAGCGAACAGGTTGTAAAGTATCCACATTAAAAAAAATAGTGAAGAAAGGAATGGGTGCGTATTATTCATCTGGGTCTAGACCGAATCAAACACCACAATCTTGGGGTAGAGCGAGATTAGCAAGTGCAATAACTGGTGGTCCAAGTAGTAAGGTGGATATTCATGAATTAAAACGTGGATGTGATAAAAAAAGTAAGGCACTAAGAATGGCAAAAAAAATTATTAAACAGAATGGAGGTAAAAAGACACGAAAAGGTAAGAATACACAAAAAGGTAAGAATATGCATGAGAGAATTATAAAGATGGAGAGAGGACCACAATTTAAAAAATATACAGCTTATATTAGAAATAACAAAACAAAGAGGACAAGGAAGATACATTTTGGTGATAATAGATATGAGCAGTTTAAAGACAGAACAAAGTTAGGTCTATATACAAATAAAAATCATGGTGATAAAAGGCGACAGCATAATTATTATAACAGACATTCCGGTGAGCCAAATCGGAAAAAAGCGATTGAATTAGAGAAGAAAAGGTCTAATGGAATTTATAATGCAAAAATATTGAGTCATGTTTATTTATGGTAAATTTGTTTCATGAGTAAATTTGTTGCATGCAGTAAATTTGTTTCATGAATTAATTAGTTATTTAATAAATTAAATTAAATAACTAAACATAATTATTTAAAGAGTAATTTAAGAATTATAGTAAGTTATAATGGCGTCACCATTAGACAAGAATGAATTAACCATTCGAACAGTTCAAATAGCACCATTTAGAACATTGATGACAGCATTGAAGGATATTTTATTAGAGACAAACATTATATTTGATAAGAGTGGTATAAAAATTATAAATATGGATAAATCACATACTATATTAGTGCATTTGAATTTAGGCTCAGATAATTTTGAAGAATATCAATGCAATAGAGAGAAAATTATTATAGGTGTAAATATGTTGCATCTTTTTAAGCTGATAAATTCAATTGAGAATACGGATACATTAACAATTTACATTGAAAAGAAACATTATATTGATGGAGTTGTTTCTGAATTAGGTTTAAAATATGAAAATGGTGATATAAAGCAATGTAAAACACTAACACTTCGATTGATAGAGCCGGAAACAGAAGAATTAAAGGTTCCAAATGTGAAGTTTTCTTCAATAATAAATATGCCATCTAGTGATTTTCAGAAGATTGTGCGTGATATGGGTGGAATATCTGAGAAGATAGAGATAAAATCAGTATCAAATGAGTTGATATTTAAATGTGTAGGTCAATTTGCATCATCAGAGACAAGACGTGCTGAGACAGAAGGAGCAATGAAATTTATAGAGCAGGAAGATACACACGGTGTTATACAAGGAGAATTCTCTCTAAAAAATTTAAGTTATTTTATAAAGTGTACGAACTTGTGTAATCAAATCGAAATATTTTTGGCAAATGATATGCCTTTAGTAGTAAAGTATAATGTTGCAACATTAGGAGAGATTCAATTGTGCTTAGCACCATTACCATCTACAAATTAATATTTTCTCCTTGACCGTTTTCTTTTAGTTTTCCTTCGTTTTTTTCCACCTTTTTTAGACTTACTTGTTTTGGGGCTACTAGAACGGCTACTAGAACGGCTACTAGAACGGCTACTAGAACGACTTCTGGAAGGGCATCCATTATGCTTTGTAGCAGTGGCACTTTTTACGGGTTTTTTATCTCTAGAGAGTTCTTTAGAGAGTTCTCTTATACGTGTTTTTTCAGTTTCAATATTTCTACGAAAATTACGAATACTTTTTTCTTTCTTTTCAATCTCTAGTTGATATCTCCTAACCTTTTTAGGAGGTAAAATTGAATCATTAATTTCTTGCTTTTTTTCTTCAATTTCTCTGTTTAAATTTATAATGTATCTGTTATATCTTCGAATCCGGTCTTCAGCTATATTAATTTCTTCTAAAATATTCTCTCTAGTTTTGTTTAAAGTAGTTCTTCTTGCACTAGTTTCTGACTCCATATATAAATAATAAAGATTTTTTCCTTATTATTTATTGTTTATTCTTGATGTTTTTTAAACATACATGATTCCATTGGGATTTCATCACAATTTAATAATGAAGTATCTGTATTATCACAGGTTTTCATCCAGATTTTTATGATGCAAAAATATTTTTTTGGTGAAATTGAAAGACCTGTAATAGAATCTTGAATATTAGCGTCTTTGAATAAAGTATTACCCAATACTTTATAAACTAATGTTTTCCACGATGAATGTATAATTTTATTTTGTAGTTTAAATGAAAAGCAACCTCCGGATTTATTATTATCATCTTCCCAAACAGGTTTAATGTTGTTTTTCATAATAAAGAACATACATGACGTTAGTAAATTTTCATTAATAAATTGTGTGCATATGGTTTTGCATGTTTCTACATTATTGATTTCCATAATTTCACCATAACTATTGATACTCCAATCAGAATTATTAGGTGAGTGATACCATAGTTTCCATGAATTAGTTAATTGTGAATATGACATTAATATAAATATAAAAAGTCTGTCTATATATTTTTGTTTAAACAATAGAATATTTTTCTTCTTCTAGATGAATACATTGATTTTTTTCTAAATCAACCATTTCACAATCTTGGTCAATGATAGAAACTGTATATTCATCTGGTAATTTTGTATTGTGAAAATAGTTAAGAGACCAATTTAGAAACTCTTTATTAATGATATTGCCAACACAAAAGTAATTAAATTCATTGCTGCAAAAATCCAAATCGTATTCTTTGTTATTAGTTTTATCAATAAGATTTACACTGGTAAAAGTAAAATTACATGGTTGAAAATCATGTGATTTCTCATTTGATTCAGTATTTTCATGTAATTTATAATATGATATATCATCAATAGTTTTGTGTATAAGTTTGTTTTTTGTATTAATAACAAATTCACAATTTTTGTTATCATCTGATTTTTTTTTATATTTTAAGAATGATGGAATCATATTAGAGAGATTATATTTTTTATTAATTTTTCTAGCAACAATTTGCACGTATGATATTCTATTCATAATAGAAAAACACACAATAAACAAGCAACTTTTGATTTTTGTATACAAGTTTTTGGTATCCATATTATATATATATACCAAATCATAAATTTAAATACTTTAACTTAAAATAAAGAAAAAGATTCTGAGCCATTAATAAGTGAATTACCAGATTCGGTTGGTTGATTTTCGTTAATACCTCCAGAAGTATTTTCATCAGGATTAGTTTCGTCAGGAGTTTTCTTGTTATTTATCTCTTCCATTTTTGTGATATGTTTTTCCATAACCATATTTGTAAGTTCATACATTCTATCAACAACATGCTGGTCGTATGGAGAAATACCATAATATTCACCGGTTTGTGGATTAATATATTGATTGTTTTGTTGAAATTGAGGTTGTAAAGGTTTATTGTTTTTTTCAACATTAAATATTTTATTTGCTTGACCTGGATTAAAACCTAAAAAGTAGATAAGTGTAAAAATAATAATTGTCATCATAATAATTGGAACAAAAACAATTAACCAAGAAATAACACCTAAACCTCTTTCACATAAAATATTCAACAATGTAGTAAATATTATCATAACCCAAAATTTAAAGAATGCAGTATTAAATTGTTTTTTATATACATCAATTATAATTTGTATTAGAGAGAAACAAAGATAAACAAGTGCTGGAGAACAAATATTAGTTACTGTGCCACTATTTTCACTTTCCATTATATATACTATGAATAGATATTTAAAAATATAATAATTATAATAAATATAATGTCTTCAGAAAGAAGTCAAGAAATTAGCGAAGAAAAGCAAGCCGAAATATTGCATAAGATGATTGAAATGGTTACGAGACAAACAGATTACACTTATGATGAGGCTAAAGAACATTTGGAAAACAATAATTGGGATTATAATATAGTAATTCGAAAGTATATGGGAATACCTGATAAGAAACCACAGATGAAAAGTGTGAATCAAGAAAAGTTTCGACAGATAAGAGAGAAGATGGATACTGCAGGCAGTAAGTTTTATAGAAATTAAACTCCAAAATTATTGTTCATGATTTCATTTTTAGAAACAGTATTTTTCTTTCTAATATTGTTATATGTGTTGATTTTAGAATTTTTTTGTGCAATTTGGAAGTTATCATTATCTTCAACTAATTGAGGTAAGTTTCTTGTTAATGGTTTATCAATAACAAGTAGCATTTTTTCATATTCAAATAGATTTCGATAATCTTCAATTGAGATATTTCCCATAAATTTATTGAGTGTAAAAAAAGGATTGGGTGCAGGGCGAATCGGTTTTTTATAATCATAAATTTTACCGTAAATGTAATTTAATAAATGATATCGTTCAAACTTCTCGGAATCGTTAATATTTTCATTCATTAAATATGCGGCTGCACATTCAGGACTACAGAAACATCCATAGACATTGTATTTTTTCTCATTAGGAGAATAATTTTTTGGAATATATACAACATCACTGTCAAAGGGTTCTGTATCCCAGAAGCAACATGAATTATGGAAAGTATTAATATTGCCATCATTAATAATTAAATCATGTTGAAGTTTGTTAATTTTTTCAGAGATTCTTAGTCTATAATTGCATGAAGATTCGCAGTTAGGTTTTTCTACTTGATTTTCACATGTATATATTGTAGTATTAGTGGTAGTAATGTTATTATTAATAATATCAGAATTACAAATTTTATCACAAGATGACTCTTTAACTTCAGTAGAATCTTTATTGTATTCAAAAACATTAGAAAAATGTCCTGTATCGGTGTATGATACTACAGGAACAACTGACGGATTATATTCAGTATCAGATATAATATGATTATTTTGTTCTTCTAAATCAGAAAGAGAACATTTTAGATGTAAAATAATATTAGAAACTGTGAATTCATTAGTTGGTTTTAATACATTATTTACTATAATTTTACCACCTTTTGGTTTGCGACCTCTTTTTTTGGGAGGAGGTTTTTCTTGAACTTCTTGATTTACAACAACTGCATTTTTTGGTTTACGACCTCTTTTTTTAGGGATTTTATTTTGTGAAATATCCATTATACAAAAAAATGGTATAAATGATTTAAATACTTTTAAAAATTGTTTTAAAATGATTTAATCGACGTATAGACAATTTGAACAGATAGGTTTGTATATATCAGAAGCGCCAACGAGCACTTGTTCCTCACTATTTGTAAATCTAACTGTATGTGCTGCATAATTACAATTACATTTATAGCATCTAGCTGTTAATTTTGTTATTTTAGAAGCATATGGAATGAGCTCAAGAAATTTACCAAAAGGCTTTTGTTTGTAGTCTCCATCTAATCCGGAAACATAAACAATAATATTTAATGATGTAATTGACTGAACCCATTCAAGAATATCTTGGAAAAATTGACCTTCATTTATAAATATTGCATTAATATTCTGACTTTTAATATACTCTGGAGTAATAGTTTCTAGATTTTTAAGCATATGACATTTGATTTTCGTATTTTTATCGTGTGTGGAAATAGTTCCTTCACTATATCTAGTGTCAAACGAATGATTAATCATAAGGAGTCTTGAACCACAGTTATCTTCCATAAAACCATAATAGTTTTGAACTAATTTAGTTGTTTTACCAGAGAACATTGGACCGATTGTAATGTCTAGAAACATGTTTAATAATTATTATCAAAAATTATTATTAAATCAATTTTATAAAAATATAAAGTTAAAAAATAAAATATTAATAAAAATGTTAAATGAAAATAAATCATCAATTCCATGGGTTGAAAAATATAGACCGTCTCGTTTCGAAGAGATAGTTTTAGATAATGTAAATAAGACAATTTTTGAAAATATTATAAAAACAGAGCATTTTCCAAATCTACTCTTTTATGGACCACCAGGAACAGGTAAGACTACAACAATAATAAATTTAATAAAAGCATATCAAGAGAAAATAAACAATGTAGATTCAAAATTAATGATACATTTAAATGCATCAGATGATAGAGGAATAGATATTATTAGAAGTCAGATTAGTCAGTTTGTAAATTCAAAAACTTTATTTAATGTAGGATTAAAATTTGTAATATTAGATGAGGCAGATTACATGACAAAAAATGCTCAACAAGCATTACATAATTTAATTGAAAATATGGGTGATTCCATAAGGATATGTTTGATTTGTAATTATCTATCAAAAATAGATGCATCATTGCAAGGTGAATTTATTCAAATACGGTTTAATAAATTACCTGAAAAGGAAATAGGTAAATTTTTGGAAAATATTGCAAAGAATGAACAAATAAATGATATGTCAAAGTCTAATTTAAATTTAATACGTGCATCTTATAAGAATGATATAAGAAGTATGATAAATTATATGCAAAGTTGTTCAAAATTAACAAAAAAGACAAATCTATTAGACCCTAAATGTTATAGTGAGCTATCAAAGATAGTATTATCAACTGTAAATGAAAGTAAAATAATAAGTAAGTTTAATTTTTTCAGTAATAAATATAAATTAGATAAATATGATATTTTAAAAAATTATTTGAAATTTTTACTATTTAATGATAGTAAATTTTATGATAGTAAAATATTTAAGTTATTGGCATTAGTGAATCATAGTGATAATAAGAATGATGTTATGATTATTCATTCAATGAATGTCATTCGAGATTTTTTATAACTTTCTGCGTTTCTAAGTTTGTTTTAATAAATTGATTTAAATATATAACTAAAATGGATTTAAAGAAGATGGACGATTTAAATGACGAATGGTTGAATTTTGATTCAGAGGAAGAAGATGAAACACCTCTAAATGAAGAAGTTGAAAATACTGAAGTTGTAGTTGCACCAGAACCAACAGATATATATATCTCAACCAAAACTGAAATTGCCTTTTTAAATATTGAAGATATAAACCTATATGAAGTTTTTTGGAAAATAAAATTAATTAATTATAATGACCAAAAAGAGGGTATAATTAAAAAACAGATGAAGTTTATTTCTGAAACACAAGAGCAACATGATGAGATTAAAGACCACTTAAAAAAATATGAAAACTTCTATGTAGAAGAATATGTAATATCTGAAATGAAAGCAGATATTGGTAGTAAAAAATTTAAAGATATTCGAAAAATTTCAATAGGTATAAGTAAAAAAGATATGATTACAAATCGAACCAAAAAGAAAGGGGCATTTTATAATTGTTCTGTAATCATAATGAGAGTAATGGAAAATGGAAAGTTTAAAGAATATCATATAAAAATATTTAATACAGGCAAAATAGAGCTTCCTGGTATACAAAAGGATTCAACAATATTGTTGATAAAAGAAAAAATACAACATGAAATATTCAATATTTTAAATTCAGAACAAGAAGTTGCGTTTACCGAAAGAAAATTGAGAGAAGTGGGAAGGAATCAAAGTATTCTTATTAATTCAAACTTTGACTGCAATTTCTACTTAGACCGACAAAAATTGTTTAATATTTTGAAAATGGATTATGGTTTGAATACATCATATGACCCATGCACTTATCCGGGAGTAAGATGTTACTTTTATTATAATGAATTTATTCGCGATGGAAAGCAACAAAGTCCTGATGATAAAACAATATCTTTTATGATTTTTAGAACTGGAAGTGTATTAATAGTAGGAAAATGTAGCGAGGATGAATTGCGACAGATATATGTCTTTATAAAGGAATTGTTAAAGAGAGAATATTCAAAAATATACAGTTTAAATTATGTAGAAAAAAAGAAAGTTGTTCAAGAAAAACGAACAAAGAAAAAAATTTCAATCATGGAATAATAATAATACATGTAAAATATAAATCTAAAATATAAATCTAAAATATAAATCAACAACATCAATGTAAGAGTTTAAAAATATTTTTTAGATTATGATTTTCATCTAAAGATAAAACATTTTTTAAATTTATTTTTATTAAATTTTTAAATACATTAGTAGAGTCAATATAGTTTTCATTTAAATATTTAATTAACTGATTGATTGTATTTATAATTGTCACGAAGTTTATATTGTTAATTTTCGAATATGTTATAAATTGATGAATATTATGTATGTTATTAATTGTATTAACTGTTATGATATTTTCTGTGAATAAATAAATGTTTTTTGTAAAATTATTAAAAGAGCAGTTATGCTTTTCAAATGCAGAAATATAGTAATATATTAATTCATTATGTATATCAATGAGTTTTTGTAAATTAAAAGAAATATTATAAGCAGAGATTTTAGATTTATCAAGTTCTTTGTTGTCTTCTTCATAAACAAATATAGATTTTTTATACAAGAATATAATAGCATCATTAAGAGAGAGTTGTATGTGGTCATTGGAATTTGATATTTGTGTTACAAATTCTACATAGTAAAAGAAACATTTCTGTGTTGTATCAATAGTATGATTAATATTATTACTGTATATTAAAAGAATTTTAAATATATGTGTTATTGCTTGAATTCCCTTATGAATATTAGTCTTAAATGTTTCGAGCGAATCCATTGAAAGATTATTAACAGCATAATTGATAAAATCATTGATGAGTGTGACATATTTTATAAAAAATTTATTAATTTTATCATTATAGGTTAAAAAATTATTTTCAATTGGCGAGTTTTCTATGTCATTATGTGATATCATGATTATATATTATATTTTCTAATTGTTTAAATAAGTATTTAAAGAAAATAATTAAATAAATAGTATAAATATATGTCTTCAAAAACAGATGCACCAAATTACAGAATTGCCTCAGATGAAACTTTAAGAAATGCTTGGAAACTTTCAATAGTCGAAGATAGACCAATTTTGTCAGATTATTGGACTGCTTCACTAGACAACAACATCATTTTGGGACTTAAAGAGAATGGTGATAAGCTTTTAGTAAAAAGTGAGGATGAATACACTAGTCCGGTTCAAAAGATTTATAAGATTAAGGAAGAATACATTGTCATGACAGAAAATTCAATTTACATTGTAGCTTCTACAATTACGACTAAAAAAATATCCGCTTAAATGAAAGATTTATTTTAAATTTATCAATAATTAAATATTTATCGATAAATTTAGGAGTTATTGATTAAATTTGCATCGTCTGTTGTATCCTCATCATGATTATCCTCCAGATGATTATCCTCATCATCATCGTCAAGAATAATAATCGATTTTTCAATATTTTTGTATTGAATATCTTTTAAATCATTTAATTCATTTTGCAACATTTTTACTTGCTTCTGCAATATTTCAGTCTCTGTTAATGTAGGATAATACCAATTATATAATGAAGAACCACCATAATAAACAACGTTAAGCAACTGTTGTCCTGCAAATACACTGGTTCTTACTATAATTGTTTCTAGTATACTTGCTGTCACAGTCAACATAATGTTTATATTATGTTAATATTATAAAATATCTTCAAGTTTTTTCTTAATTTCTGTCGAATAATCTTCAGGAAATGAAATATTAAAAATAATTTCTAAATTACCAATGTTTGCACCTCTTTTAAGTCCTAGATTATTAATTGTTGTTTTATTTGTAGGTGATACAACCTTGTTATTTTTCAATGTATATGATTTGCCCGAAAGATGTTCAATATTAAACGAAAAACCACACAAAGCTTCTTTGAGTGAAATATTTTTTTCAAGTATTAAATTAATACCTTCTCTCTTAAACTCAGTGTCATTTATAACTTTAATAAAAATTTTTACATCACCCTTTATAGTTTCATTTAAGATATTACCTTTATCACGAAGAATTATCATTTCATTATTATCTATTCCACATGGAATATCAATATACATAGTTTCAGACTCTTTGTTCATACCGGGTTTGCTAATCCATCGTTCAATTTTTATAGGAATACTACAACCACTATATGCTTGATAAAAAGAGATTTCAACTTCTTTTATGATAGGCGGAGGTTTACTTAGATTTGGAACATTCATAGGAAATCCATTATGAAAAACTTTGAAATGAACACCGTCTTTATTGAAACCAGCAGATTCATTTATGATGTCATTTAAATCACCATGACTTGAAAACATTGCTTGAAAAATATCATTAATATTTACAGGTCCATTTGGACTTCTATTAGAAAATAAATTGTCGATAATTTCATCGTCTTGCTCATTATTCTTATTTGTTAAATAAGAATAAGCATTATTAACATCCTTGAAAATTTCAGCGGATTCAGTTGAGCCCTGATTTCTATCGGGATGGTGTTTCATAGATAATTTTCTGTAAGCTTTTTTAATGTCAGTATCTGTTGGATTTTGTGATGTAATTTCTAATATTTCAAAAGCCTTTTTACGATTCATTTGTAATAATATATAAATACAAAAACTTAAATAATTAATTACGCAAATATATATGGTAGAATCTTTTTTAAAAAAATATGTGCCAAAAAAATTAGATGATTTTTTATTAAAGTCAGATATTATTACATTTTTAGATTATCTAACACGAACAGATAGTTTAAATATATTAATAAATAGTTGTATGGGTGGTGGTAAGACAACATTAATGAATTTATTAGTGAATGAATATTATAAAGATGTAGAAAATAGAAATGAAAATATAATGATAATTAACTGTTTGAAAGAGCAAGGGATACAATATTATCGTAATGAAGTTAAAAACTTTTGCCAAACAACCTCTACAATTCATAAAAAAAAGAAGTTGTTGATTTTAGATGATTTGGATGTAATAAATGACCAAAGTCAACAGATTTTTAGAAATTATATAGATAAATACAGCAAAAATGTAATGTTTTTAACAACTGCAACGAATACAAATAAAATTAATGAAAATATTCTCTCTAGAATCTTTGTTATAAAAATCAAAAATATAACAAATGATAAACTTGGAAGTTTATATGATAAAATAGTAAGTAAAGAGAAATTAAATATACAACCGGAAGCTAAAGAAAAAATAATAATGTTATCAAATAGTTCTTATAGATACTTATTAAATATACTTGAAAAAATTAAGTTGTATGATAAACCAGTGAATAAACAAAATTTATATAGTATATGCAGTAATATAAATTATGATAATTATGATATTTATACTCAATATATTAAAGAACATAATGTAGAAGATGCTGTTAAAGAAATAATTAAAGTATATAATGATGGTTATTCAGTAATAGATATTTTTTATTTTTATTATAATTATATTAAAACAAACAAAGAAATATCAGATAGTATGCGATTTATTATAATATCTTTACTTTGCGAGTATATATCATTAATAAACAATAATTATGAAGACGAAATTGAATTGGTATTATTTACGAACAAAGTAAATGAAAAATTGCAAACAACATCAATATTATAATTACATAGCTTTTTCATTTGAAATTAAAAAGTATTTTGAAAGCATCATTTCACCTTCTAACAAATCTTTCTGACTAATTTTAAGAAACCAATTATAATTAGTTCTTTTTGAAATCATATCATCCGGAATGTATATACCATAGAAACCGTCAACAAATTCTAAATAAGTTGTATCAAATAAACGGTCAATTGTTACTACTTGGTTTTTACTATCTTTAATTCCAATCATTTTTCCATCGATTAGGGACATATTACCTTCATTTACAATATTAGATAAATATTTATTATAACTATCAACAAAATTACTCTCACTAGTATAATCATTTGATATTGATACCTCCAAATACTTAACAAATTCTAACATATGTGGATTACCTCTTTTACAACCTATAAAGTTGTAATCTGGTAAAAATCTAGTCTGTGTATTATAAGATGTTGAATCTAATTTTTCACATGCAAAGATTCCATGACTATTTACGTTTTTGTAATAGAGGTCTTTTAAATTTTTGCTACATAAAAATGAAGGAGGAACATTAATACCTCCATATAGATGCAATAATTTGCACATCGCCAATGTTCTTACTTTATTACGAAGAGTTGAGTCCATTCTTGCAAAATCGATTGTCCAACCATCAATAAGCTTGGCAAACGAATTATCGTCTACAAGGCAAATATTGAAAGTTTTATCACATTTCTTAATAATACTTTTAATTGTGTAAACCATATAGGGTTTATTAATTTCCTTACTTGACCTAGAATTAAATGATTCCCAATTTCTTGTATTTAATTCATTATCAACATGAATCCAAATAAATGGTTTGCTGAATAAATCATACTCACTTATAACTTGACGATTTAATAAATATTTTTTAATATTTTGATTCATTTGCACATTCTCTTTTTCTAAATATTTATGTTCCCATCTATTATATAAAACGCCAAATGTTGCAACTACTGTAAAAAATAAAACATAATTTTGAAACTTCATATAATATAGAGAATTATTAAAAAATTTTAATTATTCATTAATTGACGAAATTTACTCATCAATTTACGATTTTGAAGTTCGTATTGTTCTGTTTCTTTTGCAAGTTTAAAAGCCAATGTGCTTCCTTGTTGTTCAGTTCTCTCATACTTACTATGAAGTATCTTATTTGATTCTTCACTACTTAAAGTAGCAGTTTTAATACTTCTCTCTTTTTCTAATTCATGAACTGTTTTATGTTTTATATTTCGTTCATCATCTACTACAGGTATAATACTATTTTCATGTGCTTCTTTTAAATCATCATATCTTAATTTATCGAACATAGAAGATGAATACGATGTTATATTATCTTGATCTAATAAACTTTGCCCATAATTACTTTGGAAATCATTAATTTCATGCTTAACAAGCGCATTTGGCATTTGTGATTTATGTTTATTTAAGACGTCTTTCATCTCTCCAACATTTTTACATGAAATAGACAGAGAACTATCTTCTTTTAACCAATCACCATAACCTGATGTATTCTCTTTTAAAGTCATATTATCGAATATTTCATTAAATAATTTATTAAAGTTTTTACTTTTTTTAATGGTCTCTATAATTTTCTCATTTTCTTCATCTAAATCAATATCATCTGCCTCATAGTCTTTTTCAAAACTCTCATTTGATGTTTTAATTCGATGTCTAAAATTAAACACTTGATAAAGTATTTTATATGCTTTTGTAAAAAAGAGGAAATACTTTTTATCTAATTTTGATTTATCTGGATGTGTCTTTAATACAGTTCGCTTTACATTTTTTAAATCTTCTTCTGTAAAATGATATTGAATTTTAAAAAGTTTTAAAATATCAAGCAAATCATAATTATCAATATCTAAGTCTAATGATTCCATTATATAATAATCTATAAAACATTATCATATAATTTTCAGTAAAATATATTTATAATTTTGAACTCATAGATGCTAAAAATTTTTCAACTAAATCGACACTTCCTGTTGAAACACTCATTGTTGGTGCAAATTGTTTATTTGCCATATCGTAAAACATAAGCGTTGGCACACCATTAACCATTTTTTTAGATTTCAAGAATGCATAAACATCTATCGAATTGTCAATATCAATTTCAAGATATTGAATTTTTTCTGCAGTAGCACTTTTAAGGAATGTATCAATTGTTGGTTTTACTTTTTTACAAGGACCACACCAAGATGCAGTAAATTTTACAAAAAGTGGTTTTTGCTTGGTTGCAATTATATTCACATACTCAGCACGAGTCATTTCTTCATCATCAGACATAGTTATATATTTATATTGTAATATGTTTTATGTCATTTTCCAACTCATTTATATTAACATATTTGAACGTTAATTTAGATTCCCAGAAAAATTTACAAAAAGCCCATTGAAATTTATTATTTATATAGTAATAATTATATTTACGGTTTAAAATATCTTGAACATCTGTATTAAGAAGATAATGAGATGTTTTTGGCAGCACATAGGCAAGCTGTGTTTCAGGTAATACCGGGTTTGTTGCCTTTTTCTCTAAATAATCAATGTCATGATGTGGAATGAATGAATATAAATCACTCAACAATGGTCCATAATTGTATTTATATTCCCATCTCCAATCGATGCAACCAGTTGTATAATAATTAAATGTCCATTCGAGAGCCTCGATATAATTAATACAAATACTTTTCAAACTATCATTTAAAAAGGGATTATCAATGTCAAATAAATTCTTGTAATATCGTCTTTGCCATTTAAATTCATTTGGATTAATAATTTTTTCGTCGTTCTTATTTAACATTGGTAATAAAAGGAGTTTATCTTTTTTTGTATGTTTATGAAGTCTAAATTTTAATCTCTCATTATATTCTTGTTTAACTCTATGATGTTCTTCTTCCGATAATGCTTCGATAAATATTCTTACATTTTTCCATACTATTCTATTATCTTTTATTAAATATTTTTTCTTTGAAACGATTGTTGATTTATAGTAATTAATTAAAACATCAATACCATCTGTCCGTATATTAATTGATGGTAAATGTGGCATAAAATCATTACCAAGTAAGAAACAAATGAATATATAGTCTTTAATTCTATCTGTCTTATCAAAATCCTCATTGATTGTTGTTTTTAAGAGAGAAATATTAAGTAAATAACTTTTATTTGGGTCAAGATTACGGTCAATTTGATTAATAAAAGCAGGTGTATCACGATATAGATAGATATTTTTACATAAATTGCTGTGATTTAAAGAGAGCATAATAAGGTCTGCGTCAAGACCATATATAGTTGTGTTTGTATTTAGATGATATTCAGAATTATCTCTTATAAATTCATATATTTTATGTTCTCCTTCTCCAATTTTATCACTACATGAAACAATGTATTCGATTTTATTATTGGAGAAATTTTTGTATATAGACGCAGACAATTTTTTCATAAATTTAGTGCCTGGTGTAATAGCTGTAGTATCCCATTTATTAGTATCGGTTTTTTCACCAATAACGTTCATAATGGTTTTTTCATATGATGATTTAAAGCGACGACACCTTTGTTGATTAAGTTTTGCTAATGGAGCAACACCATCAAACGCGATAAGACATTTCTTCTTTGGAGCAACAAAAGAAATGAGAGATTGTAATCGTTTGATAATTAATTGAATAAGTAAATTCTCATAATTATCAGATTTTGGATTGATGTCTAATTGATTTACACAATCGTAAATAATTGAATTGCTGTCGATATATAAATTATCAGTTATTTTCATGAATTCGTGTATGATTTTATTGTGATTTTTTACAATGTAACTATAGAAGCATGGAATACCCATAATATATTAAGATTGTAGAGTATATTTATATAATAATCAACATAATATAATTAAAATATAAAAGAAATCGATATATATAAATATGTCATCTGTTAAAAAAAACGTCAAAAAGGGTGATAAAAAAAAATTACAAGATAAAATCAACAATAAAGATTGTCTTAATGTATTGTTAATCGAGAGAATTAATAAGCTTCATGAAATTGTAATTCGTAATATAAAATGCTGCAATAAATTTAAGAAAGATGATATATATTCAGTAAGTGAATACAATACTGTGGCTCAAGAGTATGAAAATATTTTTAGCAAGATATTAGACTTAAAAACTTTAATGAGTATGAGTGAATTTGATAATGATAAAGTAAAAAAACAATGTGAAAATATAGAAGATAATATAGAGCTATTATTTAGACAATTTGGTTGTGATAATTTGGATGATTATTATGTTGTAAGTAATAATATAAAATTTACAGAAAAGTTTTCGAGTCATGATAGTAATTATTTGAAGTTAATACTAGAAAATTTTCATGTAATTAAGATAAATATACATAAGTGGGATAAAAATATGGATAATGACGGGACAACAAAAGATTTAAATAAACTTTCGTTAATTAATGAGAGTGATATGATACAATATGGAAAAAATTTGGAATGTATTGATTTATCAAGAATGTATCAGTCTTTCTATTTACGTGTATATGGAATGAAAATCATTATACAAAATAAAGAAGAAAAATATACAATGTTAATTGATGGAATTGTTGATGATTTATTAACTTACAAGTATGAAAATCCATTTATGATGGATAAAATACACGTATTTAAGGATTATGTTATGGGTGAGACAAATGAAAATTATGAGGATAATGAATTTTTAAATAATTACTGCGACGCATTAACAGTAAAGGATATATTGGTTTATTCTACTGAAGAATTAACAACAAAATATTTAAGAACATTAACTCGAAGCACAAAATTAAATCAAGCAGCAGTTGCGGATGTAGTAAGTGATTTTTCAAATGAAGATATGTTTACAAAAAGAATGAAGTTGATACACTTGTTAGTGAAGTATAATAAAGTAGAATATCAATATTTAGCTTATCTTTTATATGATTTGCTTGCTAATGGAACAAATTCAGTTGATGAAACTAACGAACAGTCAATTATATTTGAGAGTTTTCCATGGGCTATAAAAAAGTATTTTAGAGATGCTATGAAACAAACTACAGATTATACGAGTAAATTATGTAATTATGAAATTAATGTTCCATTGGAGCAACAAATATGTTTAATGAAGTCATCTGATGCTATTAAACAAAAGGCAATGATTAAACTTAAAGAAGTAAGAACAAAAAATGATGAATCCGGTTCAAAGGCTAGACAATGGTTAGAAGGTCTTCTTAAGATACCATTTGGTATTTTAAAGGAAGAACCAATATTAAAAATGTATGATAATATTTATCAAGAGTATTGTGAATTAACACAGAAAAATGATGGCACTGAAACAAATATTTTACAAATAAAGAGTGATATTGATTCAATAGAGAAAAAATTGACACTAGACAATGAAAGTAAAATAAACGCGATAGAAAATATAATTTATACTAAAAAGAGAGAATCATTAATTAATGTAATAATGTTGTTGAATGGTTTGTATAAGACATTTGACTTAAAGAATAGTATAATTCAAGAAGAAAATGAATTGAAAAAAATATGTCATTCCGGAAAGAATATCAATTATATGATTAATGAAATAGAAAAGTTTTTTAATGTTGTTAAAAAAAATGATACCTTCTTGAATTATTTATTTCATAAATTGAAAATTAATAAAGAACATAAATGTGATATTAAATTGATAAAATCTATAAATAATAAATTTGATAATATAGAGAATTCTATAAAAGAAATTGATGATGTTCTTGCATCATGTGTTCATGGACATGAAAATGCTAAACGACAGATTAAAAGAATTATTGGTCAATGGATTACAGGAGAAAATAATGGATATTGTTTTGGTTTTGAAGGGCCTCCAGGAGTTGGTAAAACTTCAATAGTGAAAGCTGGATTGGCAAAATGTTTAAAAGATGCAAATGGAGATTCACGACCATTTGGTTTTATGGCAATAGGTGGCTCGAATAATGCCAGCACATTAATAGGTCATAATTATACTTATGTTGGGTCAACTTGGGGAAGAATAGTTGATATTTTAATGGAAAAAAAATGCATGAATCCTATTATTTTTATTGATGAACTTGATAAAGTAAGTAATACAGAATATGGAAAAGAAATAGTTTCAATATTTACACACCTTGTAGATTCAACTCAGAATGATACTTTTCATGATAAATATTTTAGTGGTATTGATATTGATTTATCAAAAGCATTGTTTATATTTTCTTATAATGATGCAAGTAAAATTGACAGTATTTTATTAGACCGTATACATCGTGTTAAATTTGACCATCTTACGATTGATGATAAATTAGTAATTGTTCATAAACATTTATTGCCTGAAATGTATAAACAAATAGGTATAAAAGACATAATACAGATAGATGATGAAGTCTTAAAATTTATTATAGAAGAATATACTTGTGAACCTGGTGTTAGAAAATTGAAAGAGATATTGTTTGAAATCATTAGTGAAATTAATTTATCTATATTACAAAAAAAACATTATTCTATTCCAATCATAATTACAAAAGATGATATTCAGCAAGTATATTTAAAAGAGAGAAGAACTGTTAATGCAAAAGTAATTCATAATGAATCATTAATTGGTGTTATAAATGGTTTATGGGCAAATGCTATGGGTCAAGGTGGTATTATACCAATACAAGCAAAGAATTTTCCATCTGGAACATTGTTAGAATTGAAATTAACAGGTATGCAAGGTGATGTTATGAAAGAAAGTATGAATGTTGCAAAAACATTAGCATGGTCTCTTTGTGAGCCAGAAGTATGTATAAAAAATGTTGAATATTATGACAAAACAAAGTCTCAGGGTTTGCATATTCATTGCCCCGAAGGAGCTACACCAAAAGATGGGCCATCTGCAGGAACAGCAATAACAGTTGCAATACATAGTTTGTTTAATTCTAAAAAAATTAAAAATGACATAGCAATAACTGGAGAGATTACGTTGGAAGGTAATATTACAGCAATTGGCGGTTTAGATTTAAAGATATTAGGTGGTATTAAAGCAGGAATAAAACATTTCATATTTCCGAAACAAAATAATAAGGAATATAAATTATTTTATGAGAAATATTGTGATAAAATAAAATTTGAAGATTATAAGTTTACAGAAGTAGAGAGAATTGAAGAAGTTTTTGATTTAGTGTATATTTAAAGTTTATTATATTATGTCAATATAATATAATATGGGGGTTTTAAAATCATTGATTACAAATAATAATACATTATTATTGATACCTTTGTTTTTTCCATTTTTAATATTAGTTTATATCATTTCATCATCAATAATGAATAATAATATAACCGGAATAATATATTTATTAGGTTATTTGTTCACGTTGTTAAATAATTATATATTCTCAAATATTTCACCAGAAAAAGAAGAGTTAGGTTTTAAAAGTGAATTCTGCTATAAAGGAATTCCAATATTACCAACAAACACCAGTTTTTCATCACCAAATATGGCAATATTGATATATAGTTTGTGTTATTTTTTGATACCTCAGTTTATAAGAAATATTCATTTTGTAAGAAATCCTATTGGATTTGCTTACTATATTTTTGAAAACAATAAAGAATTATTATTATTCTTTTTATTATTAATTTATTCTAATGGATATTCAGAGATTGCACTAGGATGCACTCCCGAAAAGAACTCTTATAGAAAATTAGCAATAGGTGGATTTATTGGATTTTTCTCTGCTTGGTTTTATATATTATTATTTTACATCACTGGAAATAAACATGTATTGTTAAAAAATCACTTTTTGAAAAATAAGACATTGTGTGATTTACCAACAAACAGAATGTTTAGATGCAATAAGGATTCGAATGAAAATAAAATAATTTTGTCAAATTTTGAAGATGGTTATGACCTATCTGTAGATGAATCATTAGATTTTGGTGCAGATGAATTACAAAATACAAAAATGTTGAGAGGTTATAAGGAATATAAATATATACATGTTATTGGAAAGACAAGTGTTATAATGTTTGATAGAGAGAATTTTAGAGGTAATAAAAAAATAATTCTATTTAAAAATCTCTCTACTGAGAAGAGTGTAATACAAGAGAGAATAAAAAATAACAGTTATGTTATTGATATAGATAAAGCAAAAAAAGAATTTGAAACAACTTCTGGTCAAATAGTATCTGGAGAACTAGATATACTTTCTATACAAATGAAAAAAGAGAATTAACTTGTTGTATTATTTATTATAATACTGTATTAAAATATTGTATTATAATAAGTATGTCAGAACTAAATTCTTCAGGATTAAGAAATAATAATTTAAATTCTTCAGGATTAAGAAATAATAATGTATTTAATGAAACATTTAATCTAATAAGTCTACTTTCACCCTATTTAATCCCAATGTATCTCTTAATGGGTTCATTTTTTAATCAAGATTTAAAAGGGTTCTTTTATATTGCTCTACTATTGTTGAATGTTTATTTGACATTTGTAACTTCAGGAATGTTTCAATTGCCACCACCTGCAAATAATGGTAGTGCTCTTTGTAAATTTGGCCCCTTTAATAGTTTTTTAAATATGTTCGGTAATTCTTATGGAACTTCAAATAATGGTTCTATATCAATAAACAGTAGCATTATTGGATTTACTACTGCATATTTGTTAGTCCCAATGTATAATTCAGGGAATGTAAATTTTAGTATTTTAGCAGTATTTTTATCATTATTAACAATAAATGGTTTCACACAAATAGCAAATAGTTGTGCTACAACTATAGGTGCAGTTTTAGGAGGTGTTTTAGGTATGATGTTTGGATATATAATTGTAACTTTTGTTTCTAATTCTGACCCAAATTTGAAAAAACTTTTATATTTCTCTGAACAGAGAGATGGAAAAAATAAATGTAAGCTTAGTAAGCAAAAATATACATGTAAAAAAGTTACGTTGAAAGGTCCGGTAATTGACCAACTTAACATGTAAAATTTTTAGTATTTTTTACAAATAAATCAAATATCGTTTTTAAATTCTTGGTTTTACTAAAGCTAAATTTTAAATCATCGCTTCTTGTATTTTTGTAGTATGTTAAATAATTATTTAATATTCCATTAAAATCATTATTTTTGTATTTAGACAATACATTTTTATCTGAAAGTGGATTTTTAGCATGAATACTTGCATCATTATGAAAATTAAATAAATAATCAATTAAGTCTTGTCGTGTCATACAATTTTTAATATTATTTCGTTTTATATATTTTTCTGCATGCTCTCTGCATATAGGACATGGTATTGTTTGTATAACGAGTAAAATAATATCAATTACATCTTTTTTACAATGAACAAATCTATCTTCATATATTTTTTCTGCAGTTGTATGTAATAGATTCCATGTTAATGGACCCCATATTTTAATTTTTACCATTTATATATAGGAATAATATATATATTCAAAAAAGCAAATAATATAGATATAAAATAAATAATACAATTATGTCTGAAAATTATATTATTTCTGATGGTTTAAATTTTTATGAAGAATTAAATTCCTTAATTAATACTGAAAATAATAATGAAAATAATACTGAAAATAACAACAATATAGAAGAAGAGTCAGATGATGTTTGTTTAATTACCAATGAAAAATTAGAAAAACATCATGTTAAGTTGAAATGTGGTCATAGATTTAATTATATTGCTTTGTTAAATGATGTAAAAAATCAAAAACAAAGATGGTTTAATAAACACTATCTGCAAGGCAGTGGATATGATATTAAATTAGGTATAGGACAAATTAAATGTCCATTTTGTAGAAATATTCAAAATAATTTACTTCCATACATTCCTGAATTATATGATACAAAATTAAATGGTGTAAATTATCCCTTAAGATTTTGTATGTTTAAATATAAATGTAATTATGTATCAAAATCGGGAAAAAATAAAGGAAAAGAATGTGGTAAAAATTGTAATTCTGAAATGTGCAATAAACATAAAAAAATTATAGAGAAACAAAAGCAAAAAGAAAAAGAGAAACAAGATAATAAAGTTGAAAAACAATTATGCACTGCAATTTTAAAATCTGGACCAAATAAAGGAAAAATGTGTGGTTGTATTGTTAAATCTGGATTATTTTGTGGTAAACATAATAAATAATATATTAAAAAAAGATAAAGTTAATATATTATTAAATAATAAATGAGCACAAAAGAAGAATTGATTATAGTTATTAAAAATTGGGTAAAAGTTGATAATGAAATAAAACAGCATCAACGAGCTTTAAAACAGAAACGAGTAGAACAAAAAGAAATTTCTAATCAACTTGTTGATATAATGAAAACAAATGAGATAGATTGTTTCGATATAAATAATGGTAAGATAATGTATACTAAAAAGAAAACAAAGCAGGCTGTAAGTAAAAAATTACTTATGTCAACTCTATCAGATTTTTTTAAAGAAGACGAAGAAACTGCGTTACAAGTTGTTAATCATATTTTAGATTCTAGAAGTGAAAAGATTACAGAATCTGTTAGAATAAAGGATACTAATAAATAATATTAATAGTTATAAATTAATAATAATAATAACTATTAATATATATTAACAATGCAAAAAATAAATTATTTAGCTACAAATACATTACATAAAGAATTTAAAGATGTTAGAAGAAATTTTTATAATTTAAATAGAATACAACTTTGCTTATATTCAATTAATAATAAAGAAAATAAACCTTTTTTAGATTACATATTATACAAGTATGATGATAGCTATGAAGACCCATATAAAAATACTTTGTGCTTTCCATTTATAGAGCATGATGTAAAAAAAGATGAAGATATATTAGGTGCTTCTGTAAATAGATTGAAAAACATTTTTGGTAAATTAAATACAGATTATGATTTTAAAGGTTATATTTATGAAAATACTGATATCTATATGTTTTTTAAAGTAAGCACAGAATTTAAAAATATAATGTTAGGTGATTTAAAATTAACTTTTAATAAATATACGAAAAATGATGAATATTTAAATGCAACAATTTCAGAAATATTGAATACAAGACAAGTAATAAATTTTAAAATACTAAAATATGTCACAAAATTTTTCCATAGACACCCTCAGTTTATTTATTTATATGATGAAAAAATGAAGAAATATGAGATTCCGAATGTTATTTATAATGGAGATAATAGTGAAAATTCAAATTATAGAATATTTATGGGAGCACAAAGAAATTCCAGTCTTGCAATATTTGGACCATATTATTATTTTTCTCAATTAAAAAATGCTCTAAAATTTGGTGTATGGGACCGTGTTATACAAGAAGATAATAAGCTATATGTTAATAAATATGGAAAGTATAAAAACGGTTCTCTCTTAAGATATGCAATATTTCCTGGTAAAATGCTTGTTAAGATGAACACAAAGTATGATGAAATAGATGATTCAATGACAACAAAGCAAATGATAAAAGAAGGTGCAACTGCTAAGAAACGACAATATATAAGTGACCGTGATGGAAAATGGACTGAAAAAAATGATAGTATTTATGCAGGTCTTCACAAAGATATATTTACTATGGACTTAATTGCAATAAAAGATATTAAAAATGCAACATTATTATCCATACACGATTTGGATTTATCTAAATTTCCTGAATCAAAAGAAGATTTTGATGAAAAAATTTTAGATGAAATCTTTATTAAATAATATAGTTAGAAAAAATATAACTATAGAATAATATGAATACTATAGTTTTAGCAATATTAGTATTATTTGGTTTATCAATAATGAATGTATCATTAAGAATCTTATTTGACTTTTTTGATGTCAAACGAGAAATGTATTCTGAATATTTAAACTGGGTCAATATGTTAATTATATTTATAATAATATTACCTGGTAATAGAGGAGATTTAATTAATAATTTGACATCTTTCGATAATGTAAAAGAAGCAAAATAATTTTTTTATTTTTAAAAACAATAAAAAAAAATTGAAGTTTTTTATTGTTAGAGAATATTAAGTATACAATCATGGAAAAGAGAATTCAGTCTTATGTTGATACTCATATGCAAAATTTTAAAGATATTACTCGTTCAATAGTGACAAATGAAGAAATGACTTCAAACGAAAAACTAGAAAAAATATATGCATACGAACGATGTGTTATTAATTTGGAAAGTTTCATAAAAAAGAAAAGAGTTAGAAATATTATTCCCCATGAAGAGAAATGTGTAGCTTATCGTGCAAATAAAGAAAGATGCACTCGACGGAAAAAAGACGGACATGATGTATGTGGAACTCATTTGAAAGGAACGCCACATGGAAAAGTCACCAGTGAATCATCATCTACGAATATTAAAAAGAAAGATGTATGGACACAGGATATTGGTGGTATTATTTATTACATTGACAATGAAAATAATGTTTATGATAGTAATGATATCATGAAGAGTAAAGTTTCTCCTACAGTTATTGGTAAGTGTCGCCAAAATAGCACCGGTCAGTTTGAGCTTATTATATCTTGAAATAATTGCGTTATAATAATTCTTATAATTATATTTAGAGAGACTATAATGGACGATTATAGTGAGGAAGATTTAAAACAACTTTTAGCTGTTGAGAGCGATTATGAATATTTAAAATTATCTGTTGAAAAGTTAAACATACTGCAAAATATTGTATCTGATTTGGAATCTAGTGTAAATCATGATGGTTTTAAAGAACATTTAAAACTTTTTTTATCAACTATTGAAAAGGAAAAAAATCAATTTTTAATTCAAATTGCAACATGTCAAGATAAAAAAGAAGGTTCTTTTGAGTTTCCTAACTTATTGAAATTTATTAAAGGCTCTAACGATATTCAGCTTCACGAAAATTATGTAAAGTTTTATGAATTATATTGCACGATTTCTAATATAATGTTCTCTTCATATTCAGCATTGGCAGAACATAATAAGAATATTGTAAATTTAAGTAGAAATACTTGTTCTAGTGAAATTGTTGAAAGTCTAAATAGTGTTATTGTAGAGACTGTGGTTGAAGAGGTTAAACTTGAAACAGTAGTTGAAGAGCCAGTGGTTGAGGAAGTGAAGCCAGAACCTGTCGCTGAGCCAGTGGTTGAAGAAGTGAAAGTTGAGGAAGTGAAGCCAGAACCTGTCGCTGAGCCAGTGGTTGAAGAAGTGAAAGTTGAGGAAGTGAA